AAGTAATTGTTGGTACAGTAACGGTAACGACAACTTAAGGAGTTAAAAATGTATAAATCAGGCGCAGATGGCATTACCAAACAGGGCAAAACCAAAGGTAAAAACCTAGCTAATTCAGGTCCAACAGTGGCTATTGAAAAAGGTCCAAAACACAGCGGCTCTAAAGGCGGCAAAACCAATGCAGATATGAAAAAAATGGGTCGTGGTCTTGCAAAGATTGCTGCTCAAAAGAAAGGTTAATCATGGCTAAATTTTCTATGAAAAAAGGCGGCAAGGAAGTAGGACCTGCTGAGGTTTATGCTGCACCGCACACAATGGATGGTAAGAAAATAACTACAGTAAAATCTGCTGTTACTAAGCCAGGCAATGGCGTAAATCAGGTAAATATGTCTGTAGGCGGATATACCAAGAACAACGATCAACCAATTAACAAGCATGGTGAGATGAAGATTCGTGGTACTGGCGCAGCAACTAAGGGTGTAATGGCTAGAGGACCGATGGCATAATGAACTTTCAGCAGCTATCTGAAGCTATACAAGCGTATACGGAGTCAAATGAACAGCTATTTGTTCAGAACATTCCTAACTTTGTACAGCTGTGCGAAGAGCGTATTTATAACGCTGTTGCGATACCTGCTATCCGTAAGAACGTCATTGGTACTTTTACCAGTGGAGATAAGTACTTAGCCCTTCCCGAGGACTATTTGGCATCTTTTTCTTTAGCGGTCGTATTGGCAGACGGAAGTCAGCAATTTTTAATTGATAAAGACGTTAACTTTATCCGTGAAGCATACCCAAGTCCTACTGATACTGGCACCCCTAGGTATTACGCTCAGTTTTTACCCTATACCTATATTATTGGTCCAACTCCAGATGATAGTTATCAAACTGAACTACATTATTACTACTACCCCGTTACGATTGTACAGGGTGGCTTATCTGGTTTTGGCACGATTGTAGGCGGTTCTGGTTATACCAACGGTACATATGAGAATGTGGCGTTAACAGGCGGTGATGGCTCAAATGGCACAGCTACAATAACCGTATCAGGTGGCGCAGTAACTGCAGTGACTTTAGTAAACCCAGGATTTTTATATCTTGTGGGCAACTCTTTGAGCGCTGCTACCTCTACAATAGGGGGTACTGGAAGTGGATTCTCAGTGCCTGTAAATAATATTCAGAATGCAGCTGGCACTTCTTGGCTGGGTGATAATTTTGAAAGTGTTTTGTTGTATGGTTCGTTGCGTGAGGCTATCATCTTCCAAAAAGGTGAACAAGATTTAGTTACATATTACGAACAAAAGTACCAAGAATCCTTAGCATTACTCAGAGAATTGGGTGATGGTAAAGATAGAAGAAGCGCATACCGTGATGGACAACTTAGGCTGCCTGTACCTGGACCTGTTAGATAATTTTTTAGGAGCAAAAAATGGCAATTACCCAAGCAATGGCGACAAGTTTTAAGGTTCAAATCTTGAATGGTCAGCATAATTTTTCAGCAAATACGTTTAAATTAGCTTTGTATACTAGCTCAGCTACTATTAACGAGAATACAACTGCATATTCCGCAAGTAATGAAGTGCCTTCAACAGGTAACTACAGTGCTGGTGGCAATACTTTGTCTGTTAGCGTAACCCCAACAAATACTGGTAACGTAGCTTTTATCTCGTTTACTAATAGCTCTTGGGCAAATGCAACGATTACTGCTAATGGCGCTTTGATTTATAACGCTAATTTAGCAAACGCTGCTGTATGCGTATTAGCTTTTGGTGGTGATAAGACATCGACTAATGGTACATTTGCAGTGAACTTCCCAACTGCGGATGCAAGTAACGCTATTATTCGTTTGACCGCTTCGTAATTAGGAGAGCCTTATGGCTTTGATTCTAAAAGATAGGGTTAAAGAATCCAGTTCTAGCTCTGGCACAGGCAATATTACGCTTGGTGGTGCATTTCCTGGCTATCAAACGTTTAATGCCGCTATAGCTACTGGTTCTACCGTTTACTACACAATACACAACTTAACTGCTGGGTCTGATACCGAGTGGGAAGTTGGTCTTGGTACGTTTACGTCTCCAGCTACATTAGCTAGGACTACAGTTCTTTCATCTTCTGCTGGGGCTCCAACCAAAACTAACTTTACCGCTGGCGCAAGTGGTCTTGAGGTGTTTATTACTCAACCAGCCGAAGAAGCGGTTTATTTAAACAATGCTACAGGCCTAGTTGAGATTGGCGGTAATGGCACAAACACTGTGTCGTTTACTAATATCAACACGACTAACTTAACAGCTACAACGGTAACACTTACAAACGGAACAATTACTACTAACGCTGCAAACGCAACTGACATTACAAACAAACAGTATGTAGACGGTTTAGTTTCCTCTGGTATACATTTTCACGAACCTGTTTTAGTTGAAGAAGATGTATCTTTGGTTGCTGTATATGCCCAACCAAACGGCGCTAGTAACGGCGTAGGCGCAACACTTACAAATAACGCTGCTAATGCTGCTCTTGTTGTTGATGGTGTAAGCGTATCTAATACAGCTCGCATTTTAGTTTATGCACAATCTAACGCAGTGCAAAACGGTGTATATACAGTTACTAATCCAGGTAATGCTTCTGCACAGTGGGTATTAACCCGTGCAACCGATGCCGATACATTTGGTTTGACTAGTCCTGATAATTTAGGAGAAGGTTCAACTTTCTTTGTATCGTCTGGTAATACAGGCGCTGGTCGGACGTATACATGTAATACAACAGGCACGATTACGTTTGGCACTACAGATATTACATTTGCGCAAATTAGCTCTTCTCAGATTTACTCTGCTGGTACAGGTCTTAATCTTTCTAACTTGGTATTTAGCATTTCTAATACAGCCGTTACAGCCGCTACTTATGGCGATAGTGGCAACGTTGCTCAAGTTACAGTTAACGCACAAGGCCAACTAACTAACGCTGCTAACGTATCAATCAATGCTTCCAGTATTACTACTGGGACTCTTGCTGTAGCTAATGGTGGTACTGGGGCTACGACTTCTACTGGTACTGGTGCAGTAGTTTTAAGTACAGGCCCAACATTTAATGGGCTAAATGCATCTGGGTTAATAAATCTTGCTAGTTCTACTACAGGCACAGTTAGTTTAGCGACCGCACAAACAACTGCTAATACTTCAATTACAACAAACCAAACATCAGGCACTTTAACTATTGGTGGTACTGCACAAACAGGAACAATAACCCTAGGTCGTTCCACAGCAAATTCAACAACTAATATTCAAGCTGGTGCAACGCTAAGTGGTAACACCAAGACAATTAACTTAGGTACTAGTGGTGTATCTGGCTCAACAACCGTTGTTAATATTGGCGATGCAAACGGCACAACCGTTACAGTTAACGGCACAACCAACTTAGCAAACGTCAACGTCAGCGGAAACGTCAGTGCTGGTGGTTCTATATCAGGTAACGGCGCTTCTTTATCTGCAATTAACGCTTCTAACATCTCAAGCGGAACCATAGCCAACGCTCGTACTTCTGCAGCTTCCGCTAACGGAGCCTCTACGATTGTTCTTCGTGACGGGTCTGGTGGCTTTGCTGGAAACGTTATAACAGGAACTACTGGTACATTCACTTCAGTATCGGGTAATGGTGTAGCGCTTACCGCAATCAACGCATCAAACATTGCTTCGGGAACTGTAGCAATAGCTCAAGGCGGTACGGGAGCAAATAGTCTTGCCAATGCAAATATTGCAGTAATAAACGCAGCAAGCACATTTACTGCTTTACAAACTTTTTCTGGATCTACCAGTGTAGCAGCAGTAAAAACAGCGAATATTAAAGAAGTTGCAACTATTTCGGCAACGGCTGCAACAGGTACAATTAACTATGATGTAACTACTCAATCAGTCTTGTACTTCACAACTGATGCAAGCGGTAACTTTACATTGAATTTTAGGGGTTCTAGCGGAACTTCTTTAGACACGCTTATGTCTACTGGTGAATCAATATCAGTTACTTTTTTAGTTACAAACGGGGCTACTCCATATTACAACTCTGCCGTAACAATTGATGGAAGTTCCGTAACACCTAGATGGCAAGGCGGTACTGCACCAACAAGCGGTAACGCAAGCGGTATTGATTCTTATACTTATGTAATTATTAAAACAGGAAGTGCAGCATTTACTGTACTAGCAGCTCAAACTCAATTCAAAGCATAGGATTTAGTTAATGCCACGCTTATCTAAAATTGGCGCAGCCTCCTTAGCAGCTTTTGGTTGGACAGGACTTCAAACTGTTACTGCTGACTTTCTTGTTATTGCTGGCGGCGGTTCAGGCGGTGGAAATTCAACTGCAAATGGATTTGCTGGCGGCGGTGGTGGTGCCGGTGGTTATAGATGTTCAGTAACAGGAGAATCATCAGGAGGAGGAGCGTCTGCCGAAGGAAAATTATCTTTAGTTCCAACCCAAAGTTACACAGTAACAGTTGGCGCAGGTGGTCCTGGTACTTCAGGGGCAGGAAATAATGGTAATAATTCTCTTTTTAGTTCTATTACATCTACTGGTGGTGGTCGTGGCGGTAGTTGGGACATAAAAGATGGTGTTACTGGCGGTTCAGGCGGCGGCGGTTCAGGTCGTTTTACTACAGAAACAAATACAGGTGGAAGCGGAACTACTAATCAAGGATATGCTGGTGGTAATGGTTTATCTG